AAAACTTTGATGAGTTTCACAAGCGGTTTGGCAAGTACATTTTACAAGCCAACAATGAGTAATACTATGGACCCAGTTGATCCAGTAGGGGCTGTGACTATAAAAATTTGTTACAGTCCTTACGATCCACGAGAAGTACAAACGTTGTTACAGGATGTACAAAAAGATTTTGGAAAAAACCGGGGTCGATATTACTGGAAGTGGTTGCGTCCTGATCTAACACAACTAGTTTCTAATCAAGACGATAATTGGGTTATGGCATTTTATTTTCAAGACCCACATGATGCCATCATATTTGGCCTTAAATACAGTAGATGAAATACAAAATACAAAAACTCGAAAAACGTCATAGCTACCATGGCTTATTCCAATACTATATTGGATTTAGTAAATCCATGTGGCAAGACAAAGGACCGTTGCACTTTAGCAGGTGTCAACTTTGGTTTATAAAAACATATGGCTGGAGTGCCGAAGTACCAATATATGTCAAGATAAACACCTGGTGTGATATAAATCAGACTGTGATGTTTGGAGTCAATTCCAAAAGTAGCAAAAAGGAAACAGATGAATTGTCTAATCCTCACTGGAGTTGGACAAACGGAATTGGTGATCAATCTAGGATTTATGTAGCATCAGAAGCAGAACTAGCGTTTTTTTGCCTATCTTGGCCGATTGACCAGAAATGACATTTGCGTTATAATGTAGTATAAAATGTTTAAAGGAATTCACAATGACTGCTACTAATACTGCCAACAAAGACGACACTAAAAGATTTGCCAATTTGATAGGTCCTACTGATCCCAAGCTGGATCGAGAAATTCGAGAATCGTTGATCACTGCCAGAATTGGTATGCTGTTGAAAGCTAGCTTTTTTGGCAATTTGGCCACTAGACTCAAACTGGTCAATGCTGATGCTTGGTGTTCTACTGCTGCCACCGACGGTCGTAACTTTTATTACAACACACGTTTCATCAAAATGCTCAAGTACAGGGAAATTGAATTCCTGTTCGGGCATGAAATTTTGCATTGCATCTACGATCATTTTGGTAGGTGCGGAAACCGTAATCCTCAACTGTGGAATATTGCCGGCGATTTTTGCAACAATGCTGACCTCAAAAAACACAAAATTGGCGAATTTATCACCAGTGTTCCTTGCTTGTATGATGTCAAATATGAAGGCATGAGTGCAGAAGAAGTTTACGATGATCTCTACAAGAATGCTGAGAAACTCAATATCAACAACTTGTTGAATAAAATGATTGATGACCATCTTGACGTTGACAGCGAAAATAGTAGTGACAACGAGGGACAAGGTAACCGCCCCAGCATGTCAGAAGAAGAACGCCAAAAAGTTCGTGACGAAATCAAGGAAGCCATGCTGAGTGCTGCACAAACCTGTGATGTAGGCAATTTACCTGCAGGAGTCAAACGTTTACTAACTGAGTTGACCGAACCCAAGATGAATTGGCGTGAACTGTTGCGCATGCAGTTGGAGTCCACTATCAAAAGTGACTATACTTGGTTACGCACTAGCCGTAAAGGTTGGGACTTGGATGCTGTCATGCCGGGCATGCGCACTACTGACGCAATTGATATTGCTGTTATGATTGACATGTCCGGTTCCATCAGCGATGCACAAGGCAGAGATTTTATATCTGAAATCAAGGGCATCATGGAAACGTTTGAAGATTATCGTATCCATGTAGGAACGTTTGATACTGGTGTTTACAATGTCAAACAATTCAACAGCGACAATCTTGAGGACATAACTGAATATGAATTATTAGGTGGTGGTGGTACTAGTTTTGAATGTATTTTTAATTATCTTAAAGAACAAGAAATTGAACCCAAGAAACTGGTAGTGTTTACTGATGGTTATCCGAATGGCAGTTGGGGTGATGCAAACTATTGTGATACTGTTTGGATAATTCACAGTAACGATCATCCAGATGTGCCGTTTGGTACATGGGCATTATACGAAGAAAACAAATAATCAATTTATCCAAAACTGCCTAAAATACCTGTTATTTTTTTATTCAACCAACTTTTTACTGTTAAATATCTATATGGAAAACGAAAATCAAATCACAATCACAGCCCAAGACCTTGCTTTACTACGCAGTTTAGTTGAGGTAGCTTCCAGCAGAGGAGCATTCAAAGCCGATGAGTTAAGTACTGTCGGTCAAGTATACGATAAGTTAAATGCTTTTTTAACTCTGCTTGTTGAGCAATCAGAAAAAGCAAAGGAGTCAACTGGTACTGACAGCACCTACACTGTTGCCAAAACGAGTCCTCCTGCTAAATCAAAAGGATCTAAAAATGATTAAACACATAGGCAAGCTAGGTGATCGCAAAGTAGCCATTGTCTTTCGAGAAGTGCCGGGTGAAGAACACATGGCGTTGATCGTTTACCCCGACATCATGCCATCACATATTCATGACGCAGTTATGCGAGTACTAGAGTCGCCCATTGGACAAACTGCAGAAAACCTAGGTGATGCCATGTTCAGAAGTCTGCTGTCAGATGGCAGAGCCATGTTGCAGACATTACATGCCGAAGGCATGATTAAAAAAGTGCAGGCCAAACAGGTAGTTGTTACTCCCAGTCCCAGTAGCCATGTCAATCTTGAAGAATTAAACAAGATTATCAATGAAATGAAAACAGGAGCCGATGCTGTCAAACGGTTAGCTGACTTGGATTCACAACAAGGCATGTCCGGCAAGGGTCGTCGTAAAGACGATTATGGTCGTGAAGTAGGTGCACCTCCCACACATCTAACCGGAGCCAATGTAGCTGGTAGTGATGCTGCACTTGCACTAGACGATGTTGCGATTGCCAGTAGTATGGCCAGTCAGGCCACTAGAATGGAAGCAGAAGCAAAAGGTCTATTAGCCGAAAGTGCCAGATTACGGTCAGAAGCCGAAGCAATGTCCGGTGGAGCACCTAAACCCAAACGCGGACGGCGGAAAAAAGTAGTAACTGCCAATGCGGCTTGACTCTGATTTTTTAGATCGGTGGACTGCCATTGTTAATGATGTTGAAAAACATCATTGCCCAGTTGCTTGTGTTAAAAAGGTAGTCTTCAGGACAGGTAGTAAACGTCAGAAGACTATCAATTTCAAAAAGCTGAGGAGTCAAGGACTAGACAACGATTCAATTGAGATGGCAGTGGCAGCATTTATTACCAGCAACGAAGGAGAAATTGTATCAATGGAATTGATACTAGACATCGAAGCTGTTGCAGAAATTATTCAACCCCAAACTGATAAACTACTTAAAGGTATGTAATGAAAGCACGTCTTGTTTCATATAGTACACCAACTGAGGAATTTGCTGATCAGGGCATCAACAACGTACAAGAACTAATTGCGTTTTGTGCTAGAGTCAGCAATCCCAGCAATCAATTCAACACCGAAACCAGTGAAAAACTAATACGTTATTTGATCAAGCATCAACACTGGAGTCCATTAGAGATGGTATCTGCTTGTATAGAAATTGAAACCACAAGAGACATAGCAAGACAAATGTTGCGTCACCGTAGTTTTAGCTTTCAAGAGTTTAGTCAACGTTATGCTGATCCCACACAGGATTTGTCTTTTGTTGTTCGAGAAGCCAGATTGCAGGATGTAAAGAATCGACAGAACAGCGTCGAAAACAGTGACGTGGCATTACAAGCATGGTGGGACGCACAACAAAAATATATCATTCGCATAGTTCAAGACACTTACAACAACGCAATTAGTAAGGGCATTGCTAAAGAACAAGCTCGTGCTATCCTTCCAGAAGGTAACACAGTCAGCAAGCTCTATATGAATGGTACACTACGTAGTTGGATACACTTTGTTGAATTACGTAGCTCTAATGGAACACAACGAGAACATCAAGAAGTTGCTCGTGCGTGTGCCGAAGCAATTGCAACTGTGTTTCCAATGGCATCTGACATCGCAAACATTGACAACTAGATCAGAAACTGCTACAATTGTTACATGAATAAAATAGATAACTCCAGTAGATCTGCTTTGTTGACTGAACCGCAATTTAAGTTCAATCAACAGGGTAGTCTAATTCAACGTGTGATAGTTCACCAGTTCACCTTGCACGATGTTGATGATCCTTCCTTGTACGCCGCAGTCCCGTTGAATGAGTGGGAACAGAGCCAAGCAGGGCAGTGGGTAATCGAACATTCGGTTCAGCCGCCAACATGGGTTCGTAGTACAGACATGGTAACATATGGTTGCAAATTTATAATACTTGCCTGGTTTACAGAGCCAGACTACCTCTTTTTTAAGTTGAAATTTAAATGAAAATACTAGTAACTGGTGGGCTTGGTCTAATAGGACACAATGTAGTACACAAGTTAGAATCGCAAGGGCATGATGTAGTAATTATAGATACCAAAACTACATATGGATTGATTCCGCAAGAAGAGTTGGACTACTTGATTGCAGAACGACAAAAAAAAATAACATCACCATACTTTGACATTGACATTGCTGATGCTGAAAATATCACCTGCTTGATGTTGGCACATCAATTTGATGTGGTGATACATCTTGCCAGCTTTCCCAGACAAAAAGTTGTCAATGTCAACCCACAAGCTGGCAGTAGAACCATGAGCGAGGGCTTGTTGAACCTGTTAGAACATTCAGTCAAGCACAATGTGAAAAAGTTTGTCTATATCAGCAGCAGCATGGTATATGGAGATTTCACTGATCAAGTGTGTGAAGATGCAGAATGCCGTCCTCAAGGACAATATGGAATTATGAAGTTGGCAGGCGAATGGTTGGTCAAAGACTACACTAGACGACATGGTATTAGACATGCCATTATTAGGCCCAGTGCTGTGTACGGCCCATTGGACGTGGAAGATCGTGTAATTAGTAAATTTTTATTAGCGGCCATGCGCGGTGACATCATACGAGTCAACGGTGCCACAGAAACACTGGACTTTACATACGTCGACGATGCTGCCGATGGCATTGTATCAGCTGCACTGCGCGAAGATGCTGATAATAAAACTTATAACATAACTAAAAGTCACAGTTGGTCTTTGTTGCGAGCAGCAGAATTGGCAGTAGAAATAATGGGGTCTGGCACAATTGAAGTTCGTAACCGAGATCTAGATTTCCCAAGCCGTGGTGCACTCAACATTGACGCTGCTAGGCACGATCTAGGGTTTGATCCTCAAGTTGATATTGATGAAGGATTTAGAATTTATGCAGACTGGTTACAAAATTCCGTTTACTGGTCTAACAAGACAGTATAATAATCTCAGAGCTGAAACATTAGAATGCATTGATGCTGTGTTGTCCAGCGGACAACTAATGAATGGTCCTTACACTGTTCAATTTGAAAAATGGCTAGCAACTAACAACTACAGAGAATATGCTGTAACTTGTCACTCAGGCACACAGGCTTTAGAAATAATCGCTGAATATATACGCAAGCGAAAATCAATTAAACATACTCCAACTGCATTGATTCCATCGATGACCTACGTGGCCACTGCCAATGCATTTATTCGTGCTGGGTGGGACGTTCACTTTGTTGATGTTGACCGATATGGAATATTTGATTTCAAACAGATCAATCAGATACCACCATATTTTGATGCTGTTGTGTTGGTTGGGCTATACGGACTAATGCCAGATTGTGGCAACATAGAAGCACAACTGTTGAAGTTGTCTGCCTTTAAAGGCGATATCAGCATAATTGAAGATGCTGCACAACATTGGTTGTCGTGTAATTGCCAACGCATTGGGCTAGGAACTGCCATCAGCTTTGATCCCACTAAGAATCTAGCCAATTACGGCAACGGAGGTGCTGTTATTACAAACGATGCAGACTTGGCATTTTATGCACAAGGATGGAGATCAAACGGACAGAAAGGCAATGCCTTTGCAGGCTCAAACAGCAGGATGAGCGAAATTGATTCAGCTACAATGATGATCAAAACAAAATATATTCAGCAATGGCAACATCGTAGAAGTGTTATTGCTGGTTATTGGATTGATCGATTGAAAGGTAGTCGAATCAGATGCTTGATTGACAATGGCAATCTGAGTCGTCACAGTTTTCACAAATTTGTAATTGAGGTCCAGAATCGAGATGATTTAATGACTCAATTGGCACAAGACGGAATTGAAACTAAAATACACTACAATCGGCCATTGCACGAGCTTGCTCAGTTTCACCAATACCCTGGACCAGGATTATTGAGTACAGCATCTGCCATGAGTAGACAAGTATTGAGTCTACCAATATATCCTGAGTTAACTGACGCAGAAGCTGAATATATTATTGATCAGGTGTTAGATTACGCCGCATAAATGCATAACTGGCCAACCAAGCCCAGTCATAACTCTTACGCAATTCAGCAAAGTCACCTGCAACTGAGTTGTAATACTCCACTGCATCAGCAGCACCGTGTCGACTCCATTCCCCCATCTCATTGCCCAGCAAGTTGTTGTTTAACCAACACTGCAATCGGTATTGGCTCTCTACGTCGGGAAGACTGTGTTGCAATTTAATGCACTCTCTAAACGCTGTTCTCCAACACATCCATGCATTGTCGTGGTATCGTGCTTGGCCCGACAGCATAGGAACCACTTCGTGTTCTTGGTCAAGTGTAAAGTCCAGACCCGGGGCAGTGTTTTCTAAAACTAATTGTTTGTTATAGGCAATCACAGCCATGTGTCCATACTCTAGCCCTGTCACAGGATTGTGAGCATGAAAAATATAATGTTTTGGCTGTTGTAAGCGATCCGGTTGCCATGACCAGTCAAAGTCTAGACTAGGCTCAAGCTTGGCAAATACTGCAAAAAACCAAGGAGTGTTACTCAGTTCAGCAGCTGCACGATATGCTGCTTCACGACCATTTACTCTGTCCGAGCGTACCAGGCGATTGGCTTCAGGACGATGTGTGTTGGACTGACAAGATACTTTTAGCCATTCCCAGTTATAGATTGCATTGACTTCGCCATTGCTGATAAACACTATATCCAAGAGACTGTCGTTTGTTGTTGATCGGTGTGCTCGATCAATATAAGGATAATCATAAATTTGCGTTTTTATGTAAGGTACTGCTGTCTTGGGAACAACAACACTAGATGCACCCAGCGACAATGGAACCACTGTCTTGGTCTTTTCTCTCCATAATGACACAGTGGGTATACTGTCAGGAACAATACCTGTTGTAAAGATAGCCAACGGTCCTGTCCAATCCATTGTTTGTACTGCTTCCACATGTGTGTCGTAATTGTGGTTGACCACTGGTAATGCATGTCTAGGCACGGATAAATTAGACACATAGTTGACATCATACCAATCCAACAGTTGACAGGATTCGCTACGATAGGAAAAGCTGTCTGGGTGCATAAAAAATGTATCACCAAACTGTTGTTCGTTGCTGGCAAACACGTGCAACATTCCAGTCTGCCAGACTTCCGGGTGCCAACTGAAATCAAAGTCAGCATAGTCACAAACACTACTGCATACCCAAACAAATCCTGTTATGTCTTGACAACTTTTTGCTATTCGTTTCAGCGTGTCAAGATAGTTGTCAAAGTATCTAACTACTTTCACAGTCTCGAACATGGTTTCCAATTGTTTTTTAACTGCTGGCATATTACCATCAAGATGATCTAACAGAAATACATGCCCGGCTACTCGTTTAGATTCAATCTTGACTTGTTCAATATACTTGACTACTGTGGCACCGGGCACAATGTACTTGGGACCACCTGTCTTTTGCCATTGTGTACCAAATTGATATATGTAAGGCTCATCTGTGTCATCTGGATGCCATGTGTAGTCAAAGTTTCCGAATTCCCCATCGGGTGGCAACTCCCAATTGTCATCTACTTGTACACGTATTGCCCGCGGAGAATGAACATACTTGACTGTGGTTGCACCTGGTACAACATATCTAGGACCACCTGTCTTTTGCCATTGTGTACCAAATTGATATATGTAAGGTTCATTAGTTGTGTCTGGATTCCAAGTATAATCAAATTCTTTAAGGTCTATCCCAACAGGTATTTCCCAATTTGAGTCGACAACAGCACGTTTGGCGCGAATCGAATCCACATACTTGACTACTGTGGCACCTGGTACCACATATCTAGGTCCACCTGTCTTTTGCCATTGTGTGCCAAATTGGTATATGTAAGGCTCATCTGTGTCATCTGGATGCCATGTGTAGTCAAAATCATCAACAACAATGTCGACGGGTATTTCCCAATTTGAATCAATTGTGGATCGACTTGCTCGAGGAAACTCTACATACTTGACTACTGTGGCACCTGGTACCACATATCTAGGACCACCTGTCTTTTGCCATTGTGTGCCAAATTGGTATATGTAAGGCTCATCTGTGTCATCTGGATGCCATGTGTAGTCAAAGTCCACAAATTCTATGTCGTCAGGTACTTCCCAACAACTGTCAATATCAGTACGAATTACACGAGGTGAAGTCACATACTTGACTAATGTGGCGCCGGGCTCTACATATCTAGGACCACCTGTCTTTTGCCATTGTGTGCCAAATTGGTATATGTAAGGCTCATCTGTGTCATCTGGATGCCATGTGTAGTCAAAGTCCACAAATTTGTTGCTATTCCAATGGCTGTCGATTGTTGTACAGACTGCACGTGGTGACTCAATGTATTTGATATCGGTGGCACCAGGTGGCGAATACCTAGGACCACCTGTCTTTTGCCATTGTGTACCAAATTGACATATGTAGACCGGCTCAGACGGATTGGGATGCCATGTGTAATCAAACACCAGTTCAAAATTGTCATAGAACTGAGAGTTTTTTACTACATCAAGTCTTGGGCTGTCATGATAGTTTGTGCAATCAAATCCTGTCTTGGGCACTAGATAAATGCCAGCATCCGGTTGCCATTGACTAGGCCATGCATGCCGTTGCTGAGCTTGCCACGGTGCTGGTTCCCAAAGCCAATCCCAGCCGCTGAAATCAGCTAAATATGTGATCAACCAAAAATATCTTGTGCGGCTCAATACCCGAGCATCTTCAATGCTTTCAGCTTTTCTCTCGTGTAGTGCAACATTGGGTTTTTCATTTAAATAAAAAATATCAAACATGATCAGAATTGACGAAATTTATAGTAATACATTTTGGCCTTTTATTAAACAACACTTACCATCAACAAGAATGTTTTTCTGCGATCCGCCAGGCACATCAGATCAAGAACATTTGTTTAATTACGGAAATGATACCCTTGAGTCTAATTATATACTATTTCACGACCAAGAGCCAATACATTTGGACATACATGCTAGCCTGTTTGATTCCACTGTAGAAAGAAATCTAGATCTCAACAATGGTACTGGTGTAACATACTCAGCCATAGTGACCAGTGAACACTGTAGTGAATATGTTGATACAGTATGTAGCCAATATGGTTGGCGGCCTTACTATTATTTCTTTCACGGATGGGCAAGCCTGGATTGGTATCGTGGGTACGACAAGACATTTTTAATTCCTGATCCACAACAACGTATCATAACCAAGAGCGTTGTCAATCCCAACCGTATAGTGGGAGGACATCGACAGCATCGTGTGCTGTTGATGTACAACCTATTGAAAAGAAATGTTGTCAACAGTTGGACCAGTTTTCCTGCTGTGTGTCCTTACGAAAATCAACCAATTGTCGACATAGTTAAACTTTCACAACATTTGTACCCTGATATACAAGATGTATTTGCATCAGCTGAATTACCGTGGAACTTCCCTGGAGAAACAGATCATCCCATGCACAGTTGCTGGCTAAGTTTGTACGAGCAGTGTGCCGAAAGTGTTGCGTATGTTGTAACTGAAACTGTGTTTTCGGGACGTAGACATCACTTGACGGAAAAAACATTTAAACCCATTTGTTTGCGAATGCCCTTTGTTTTGGTGTCCACTGCCGGCAGTCTTGAATACCTGCGTAGTTATGGCTTTCAGACGTTTGACAGTATATGGGACGAGAGTTATGATACAGAAACTGATGATGTCAAACGTATAGAAAAAATTGCAGACCTGTTGTTGTGGATTGATCAGTTGTCGGAAACTGAAAAACAGCATCTATATCAATCTGCTGAACATATTGTTAAACACAATTTTGAGCATTTTTACAATGGTAATTTTGAAAAGATCCTATGGGAAGAAATACAAGACATGTTTAAACAAATCCAGCACGACTTCAAATGATTACTTTTTGCTTTGATCAAGTTGCCGACCAATACACTGGTTACCCTAATCTAGCTCGCTGGCTTGCTCGACCTTATACCGACGAATGGAGACAATACGAACAACACTGGCCATATACTGTGCCATGCAGATTGTTACTGTATTTCAGACACAACGATATTCCTTTTCGTGTTGCCACAGTCGACACTGTAGAATATGGATTCTATCCAGTGGCATTTGGTTGGTTTGATTTCTCATGCGACTACATCAATTTATTGTCAGAAACTGTGAAAGAAAAATGCCAACAAAAGAAAATAAAATTGCTGTTTTACTATCACGAAGGCGACAATCCTGCACGTATCAAACAACAACTTGACAATCTTTGTTGTTTACATCAGTTACCTGACAACAGTTACATATTCGTCAGTGCCAATACTGCAACAGATCGATTGAGCAACAGCATGTACTTTGGTGATCATGAATTCTTTTTTAGACATCTTAATCGATCACAATCAATTACCGACACACCAATACCGCGTCTTTATGATTTTACACTACTGTCAAGGACACATAAATGGTGGAGAGCCAGTTGTGTAGCAGACTTGGCCAATGCAGGATTGTTGAACAACAGTCAATGGAGTTATCAAACTGAAGTTACAATTGACGATGACCCCGACAATAATCCATTAGAACTGGATAGTATTGATGGGTGGAGAGGAGTACTTAATAGTTTTGTCAACAACGGTCCGTATGTTTGTGATCATTTTGATCCCGGTCAACAAAATGACCATCACTGGGTTAACTTAGATCTGTATACTAAGTCTCATGTGCATATTGTACTTGAAACACATTTTGATGCTGATCAAAGCGACGGATCTTTTATTACAGAAAAAACATATAAATGTATCAAGTATGCACAACCATTTGTTGTGGTTGGTCCTGCTGGCACACTTGCTCAGTTGAGAAAGGATGGGTACCGAGTGTTTGATGGCATAATTGACAACTCATACGATGAAATTAAACACAATACCCAACGATGGTTGGCACTGAAAAAGTCTTTGTTGGACATAGGCAGAGTCGGTTCCGAGACGATATTTCAACAATGTCAAGAAGATGTAAAATTTAATCAGCAATTCTTCTTGGAGCGGTCTCGGTCACCGTTAAATACACTACAAAGGAAATTGTTATGTCTAAATCAGTAAGTAGTTATACCAGTTGGCAACCATTAGAAGAAGTTATTGTGGGACGAGCATATAGCCCCGACTACTTTGATTTTATCGACAACCCACAAGTACGCAATCAGCTACAGCAAATATTAGCCGAAACTCAAGAGGATCTTGACAACTTACAAAAAACTATTGAGCAGTACGGTTCGACTGTGCTGAGGCCTGACTTGCCATCGAAGGATCAATTTGTTTGGTTTCAAACGGAAGGTGGAGGAGCACCGTTGCCGCCACTGACTCCCAGAGACTGGCAAATCACATTGGGTGATAAACTTCTACGTGTGCTGGCCATGCCAGAATTGGATGACATTTGTAGTTACTATGGCAATCAAGTGATTAATCCTCACAAGAGTGCATGGGACGAGGATTGTATCCTAAACGGTGCGTCAGCTAGTTGTATTGTGCGTGTGGGACGTGATGTGTTTTTTGACAACAGTGATTTTTTGCGACCAGACCAAACCCAATGGATAGTAGACAATGTGTTGGGGGCCGATTATCGAATTCACGAAGCCATCACTGACGGCCACGGTGATGCTGTGTTTGCCATACTCAAACCTGGTGTAATACTTTCCAGCAAGCACGACGTAAATCTAGACCTGGGGCAAGACTTTCCAGATTGGGACGTTTGTAAGATTTGGGATAGCAGTATTTGGGCTGCCATGGAAGTTGGCAAGTTTAAATATGAGCAAAGCCCTGGAGCGTGGTATGTTCAAGGACAAACTCCCACCGCTGAGTTTACAGATTTTGTAAACACTTATCTTAACAAGTGGACTGGATTTGTTGCCGAAACAGTGTTTGATGTCAACTGTCTTGTATTAGACGAAGAAAATGTTATTTTTAGTGCGTACAATAAAGAAGTGTTTGACTTTTGTCGCAAGCATCGTATCAACCCAATCATCAGCGAGTTACGTCATAGTTACTTTTGGGACGGCGGCATCAGTTGTTGCACACAGGACATCAGGCGTCGTGGCGGATTAGAGACTTATCTTTAATAAAGGTATATACTTTATCAGCAACTAACTGATGGCCTTCTTCAAGGAAATGTCCGTACACACCATGAATTATGACCGGGACCTGCTTTAAACAATCTCAATAGGTCAGTTGCCAGTTGTGTTGGGAAAAAGTTTTCTAATAGAAATACTCTACTAGAGTTGTGTAGATCTAAAGTTGAGTGACTTAACATGTTTTTTCAACCTCTACACCACAACGACGAAGGAAATCAATGCCATCGGTGTTACGATAATCAGTTTTATAATACACTTGTGCAATACCTGCACCGTATATGCTTTTGGCACATTCAAGACAGGGATTATGTGTCACAAACATGACTGATCCGGCACCACCTTCATTGCACTTGGCCAACTTGTCTATGGCATTTCTTTCTGCATGCAATACTTCTGGTTTGGTTTCTAGCCATTGGTACTTCTTTGTTTCTGTATTGTACGTGGCGCTGGGCCTGAAATATGTATCACGCTGATCGTAAGATGCAACAAGATTCTCACAAGTGTTGTCCCAACCTGCTGGAGTACCGTTGTAACCAATGCTGACAATTCGATTGTCTTTGACCACAATGGCACCCACCTTGAGTCTGACAGCACTACTTAGCTGTGAAAATCTTGTTGCTACATCCATGTAAGCAGAAATAAATTTTTCTTTCATGACACCACCTTTACGTTGTATAAGTTTTCGAAACGATCGGCATCGATTCGATCGTTCACCATGGGCTCACCGCGTATGTTTAAGCTGGTGTTTAACAGCATAGGACATCCAGTTCCTTTATACCATGCTTCTAATAATTGTCTAATTCCACTCCTGGAACTAGGTGATACAGTTTGAACCCGACTAGTGCCATCATGATGTACTATAGCAGGATATAAATCAGGCCGCCGGCAGACAGCAACTGACTGCATGTAAGGACTACGACGCCAGCCTGCAGGCATATCAAAATACTCGTCAACACATTCGCTAAGGATAACTGGGGCAAAGGGTCTAAATTGTTGTCTGCGTTTAATTTCATTGACTTGATCCTTGATGTCGTGACCTCTAGGGTCTGCCAACAAACTCCTGTTCCCCAGGGCACGTGGACCAAATTCTGCAGCACCACTGGCAACACCCACAATGCGATCAGTTAACAAAATTTGTAGTGCTGAATCAACTGGGTATGCACCCGAAATGACATGTCCTAGATATGCATCTTTCCAGCTCAGCCTCCCTCGATAGGCCAATGCAGCAGCTCCTAAACTACTACCAGCATCGCCGGGGTTGGGCATGATCCAGAAGTTGTCAAAGTATTTTCCTAACAATCGATTTGCTAGGCAGTTGAGAGCAACTCCTCCCATGTAGACCAAATTGGTTTCACCTGTCAACTGTTGAGCACGGTGCATGACAGCAGAAATAAGTCTTTCGACTACAGTTTGTGCAGAAGTTGCCACAGTATCATTATCGAATCTTGCCAAACACCCATCCTGAATTCCAAGATGTAGGTTTTGTTTTAATTTAATCTTGACGTAATCGTCTATTAGATTGTATTCCATTGCATCGACTGCATGATTGCTTCCGTATGCTGCCATGCCCATTGTTATGTATTCTTCATCCATGGGACGCAGACCCACGTGTGCTGTCACAGCACTGTAGAACAATCCTATACTGTGAGGATAACGCTGACCCCACAGTTTCTTATAGTGAGCACGACCATGATTGTCAAACCAAGCACGATAAATGCTGATTGTATCTAATTCGCCAATGGCATCAATCACTACCACTGCTGCTGAATCAAAAGTGCTGGTCTGAAACCCAGCGGCTGCATGACTTAAATGATGAGGGAAAGCAACTTCTCTTGTTGCCGGTGTTTGATACCATTCGCCCAAGTGTTGTCGTATAGCTGACTTAGCAGTCCAGGGTCCGTATAATTTTTGCCTGCTGACAAACTGTTGTACATTGTGCATCCAAGGGCGTTCGTAAAAGGCCACTGTATCGATGTTGTAGTCACAACACTCATTCAACAGTGCTGGATGTATTTTTGCATCGTTCTTTTGTTTGCTGTACCGTTCGCTGTGTCCAGCAAACACAATTTCCCCGTTGTCTTTGACTACTGTAACAGCAGCATCATGGAACCCAGCCGATACTCCTAGTGTGTGACTCATGATTTTTTCCTAAAATGAAATCCTATGTCTTTAAAAGTTTTTCCTAAATCATGTATAGTCAGGTATTTGGAACTTCCTATCATATTTTTAGTAACGATCTTGGTATGATTAATGCACCATTCTCTAATAGAACTTCTACTTATTATGTTTATAATTTCTGTTGCCTCTCGGATACTAGCAAATTCTCCCCACGGAGTGACGTAATATCCCTTAAAAGACGAACTTTTTTCCGAGGTATATTTGCCTCTAAGTTTATCTCCGATTTCTTTTTTCTTGTTTGCTGTGTGAGTTTTATTGTACATAGGATTATTTTTTCCGGACTGAGCAATAGACATTTTTTGTCGAGTCTTGCTTGTACGTTTAAGCCCAGTCCGAGATATAGACATTTTTTTCTTTGTTTCTTCACTGTGAGGGAGACGCTTTCTCCTTGCTACTGTTAAATTAGTAATGTGTTCTTCTGTAAATCCGTTGCCTTGAGTATAATGCTGTGCGCCGGAACTAAATCCTTTGCCGCCTGGCTGTTTATTGTAGCAATTTTTATCAGTTAACCACAAATCCCCGAGAGTCTCTTCTTCTTTTTTATAACAGTCTGATTCGTTTTCATATTCAAACAATGTAATACGCTCGAAGTTTTCAACTCCATATTTAGATATTGCTGCTTGAATTGCAGGGCCGCTACCGAAATAAAAATCAAAAGTTGTCCCAACAAGTTTATGTTTTCCGATATAATACTTGTTATTAATCTTGTTAATTGATTTATAAACTATGTATGTTGCCATACATATATTTATCAACGATAAATAAACGGGTCTCTTTTACGTAACTCTTTGAGCTTTTTACGATATCTGATTTCTAGTTTAATTCGGTTGATTATATTGCGTAACCATTTCATGTGCTTTTCCTTGTTGAATAATTTTAATTTGTCGTTCGACAAAATCATGATCGCTCCAGTGGTAATCAAATACCGCCGAGGACGATGGAGTTTCTATACTGTACACATCAAGATATTTATATAACGTGCCCCATATTATTTGGTAATCTTCTGTGCCAAATGATTTCATTAAGTTGACTTGTGCAACCTTGGGATGACCAATGGTAAGAGCTTTGTCGTCTGGATCAAATCCATTGTCAATTAACCATGATCTAAATTCATGTAGCTGTTGTTTCTTCCATTCGAAGTTGCCGGGGTTATTAGCCCATTCAATGTCAAAATCGCCTGTTGCTTCGGTCTGTGATCTTAAAGTTGTTGTTGTTAATTCGGTTAATTTACTGTGTTTGCCTTCGTCTTGGAATACTTCAAAGTGATGTTTACCTACTGCTTTGTTGACTCCCACATACACTCCTCCCAGAGACCGAATGAGAGTGTCAATTCCAAACAATTCATAATCATCATGATCCAGTTCAAATCTAGGTGCATGTAACCAACACATGAGTTGGCTAGGGCGTTGCCACTCAGGCAAGTATGCAGCTTTTCTATAGCTCAGTGCCCACGATTCAAACTCGTGACATAATAGATTTAGCTGTCGGATGTGCCATCGTACTGTTGAATCTGCATTTTGATAGTAAGGCGATAGTTGTCCGCTGACCCCTTGAAGGTCTTCAAAATATCGATGTAGTTGATTGAACTTCTCTTGTATCAACTTGCCACCGGGTTGATTGAAACCTATATCCCCTGGTTCCAGTGTGTTGTGTATAGTAAAGTTGTCATCGATCTGGTAACCAATGCCGGCCTGGTTTATTGCAGAAATTGATTGATTCACTTGCTTCAGTATTAATTCACCGTTGCGATCGCCGTCAGCGAATCCAAAAAAACAATAGTTTTTTTCTAGATGATAATTGTTGTTTAACAAATTGTCCAACGAAGATAGCCATTTTTCACTTAGTGAGTTTTGGTATAGGTCTATGTAGACTGCAAGCTTTTCGTCAGTCTTGAAGTTCCGTAGCGTCATTTTAATCTGTTTTGACATTGTTCCACCATGCATGCATCTCAGTATCTTTTTCTAAGATATTACTTAAAGTATAACAGTCTTTTCGAATTTGTTCAAGTTTTAATATTCGTCGTTTGCCCTTTATCAATTCTGCTTGCCATGAGTCCGGCCACTGCTCTTGAAAGGTTGGTCTATTTTTTAGATTTACTAATATATCTCTGAGTGCGCCTGATGATAATTGCTGTGTCAACTCGTCAATTTTACGATCTAGGATGTGTCTAGGCAACACCAATGGACTCAACACAATATCAGGAGTAAAACTAAAAATGACTTTTGCTAAAATTTCAACACCTAATGTATCAGCCAGCTGTTGTATGTTGATTACTTCAAACAGGCCAGGCAAAGTCAATGTAAAGTCAATTCTCATTTGTCTAGGATGCTTTTGTATCTGTGTACCTAATTTAAAATTTTCTAGCCATTGATTGTAGTCTAAGCCTGTTCTGATATATTCCCCAACAGCACCGGTGCCGTCGATACTGGCGCATATTTGCCAATCTCTCAAGTTGGGTAATATGTCAGTAAATAGTCCAATACCTCGACTACTCACTCTACTGAGATTGGTGTTGTATCTAGCATATATTCTGGGGCCATCGCCTAGTT